TAATATACAAATAAAGCTTGGCTATGCCAAGCTTCTTTTAAAATTCGATGATATCACCAGTTTCCCATTCATTTTCCATAACGCGATTAGTTGAGGGGTTATGGTGATAAATATTGCTAAATTAATGAATCAGCGATGTATATCCCATGTAATGCTGAAATATATATTCCACGGGCGCCTGCTGCATCTCCCTGTAAGTGGATGTTTGGGTATTTTGGTAACGATAAATCGTGTTTGTTTAGTACGATTTCGTTGGTTAAGAATTTTACTTCAGGGCAATAGAATATATAGTTGTCGTCTATACCGAATGTTGTGTTTAAATCAGATATAAATTCCATAATATAATCGGCATATTTGCCAAAACCTTCCTTGAATTTGTCCAATGTAATTTTATATCCAGGTACGGAACCACCTTGGTCGGTTTGGGATGGTGTTCTGTCTGTTGGTGAATAATATGCTGCTTTGCCTTCGGTTTGGAAGAATTCCACTAATTGTTTACTGAATGTGAATGGGTCCTCAATTCCACGTGCCTCAAGTAATATACCGAAATTGGTTAAGCCGTTATATTTTTCCGGGTCTTTATGTGCGTGGCCGTTGAATGATTTCATTCCGTACGTTTCTTCTTCTGCTACGAATGCTGCAAAATTATTTGTGCAAAATGAACGGGCACTGTCTTCTCCAAACTTTTTATATAATTTGAAATCATATGCTATTTTGTTTAATTCGGTGAAATATTTTCCATCTGTTTCGTAACGTACACCAATTTGTGCTGGTTTAGGTGTAGTGTCTAGTTGGTATTCTTCGATTAAATCCGACAAGAAGTCCATTCCCGATTTACCTGTACCAACAATTAATACATCGTAGTCTGTGTAGTTATGTACCGTTTCTCCAGCGTATTGTGTATCAAATATAACTCGATTGTGTTGTGCATCAATGCTAGTAACATTGGCATTATATACTTGATATACGCCACATTGCTCGAAATATTCAAATATGGCCTTTACTTGTTGCTGGCCATAATCTGTACCCAAGTGATAACATGGTGATTGGCGTAACTCAAATGGTGAATCCTTGATGTATTGCGGTTCCTCTGTTGGTTCAGTATACATGATTTTAGATGCATCTGGATGGTATTCTATAATGTAATCGTACAGTTGTTTGGATAATTGTTCGGCATATTCTTGGTTGGTACAATAGTTTGGGTAAAATATACCTCCTTGATTGAATGATGGTATAACCTTAAAGTCACTCCAGGTACCCGCTCCACCCGCGCCAGTCATTACTTCATCCGGTTTACGGTCGTGTATCGAATTGCCTTTGTCGATAATGGTGATCAGTTTAGGGTCGTACCCGTTTTTCAATAAATGCAGTACTCCATATTGAGTGGATACTCCTGCTCCAATGTATACTATTCGTTTATCCATGTTGGTTTGTTGTTTAATTTGTTCCAGTTTAGTTGTTTGATTTTGATTTTGTCTTCAATATAATATGTTTTGTATGTTTATACTGGGGGTTAGTTTAATTTATTTTTTCCCAACTCCATATATATCCATAAGCGGTTTTTTGAATACCCACACAAACACTTCTGATACCTGAAAAATCATTGAAATGCTCTAATATATCTTTGGGTCGAAACCATTCTCTAATAAAATTACCATCTAAATCATATTGTGTTATAATATATTTGTTTTTTCTACCTACGTTTTTTTTAGAAGCTACATTTTTGAATTTTTTACCTTTGTTAGGGCATACTCTTCCTTTAAGTAATTTACTTAATTTCATTTTAGATTCTTCAGGGAATGATTCAGGACCATTTCCTCCATCATTTTTATTTTCAAGTTTAAATCCCCAAGAACGAAATAATGAGATATAATGTTTTTCCCAAAATTTCCATTCATCTGCAGGGATTTCATCTATAATCTCTAAATTGATATTAAAACCAAACATTGTCCTATGGTTGAGTTTTCGTTTAGTGGGGTTGTTAGTTTTACCTACATAAAAAGGGATATTATCTGTTCTAGATAAAAAGTAAATGTATATTATTTCATCCATTTGGGTTTTGAATTGGGGGATTTTTCATATTTCAATTGTTTTTTATTGATTTTTTCTTCTAAATAAAATGTACGATATGATTGTATTGTATCATTACTCTTGTAAATATCATTCATGCATTGTGGTGGTTCAGTGAATCCATTGTTGGGTATGTTTGGTTTGTTTGATTGTAGCCACAATAATACTTCTTTTGTTTTGTGTGGTTTACCGTAGCGTTTCTCAAATTCGTCACATATCTCCAACCCATGTTCTACTACCCAATTGTAGTGGTGAATTGATTCACGTGTCCATTTTGCTGATGGGTGGTTTACGTGTGTGCGTTTGTATGGTGCGCTTGAGCCATTTTCCCAATGGGCAGCACTACATAGTTGTGCACTTTCGATTTGCATTTTGCGGATATGGTCATCTGCAAGTTCACGGGCTGCCACGGTGGGATCAGCGTTAATGTAAAATATGTTCATAACTTTTATTTGTGTTAAATGTACGTGAAATAAAGTGTGGCTCCAAACACTTTCGTGTAAGGAGCCACAACTTCCATTTTATATGATGAACCTCAAATGAAGCGAATACGCCGTGAATGTATTCTGTATGTTTATGCGCTTGGTGATGTTTTGCCTCTCCAGTCGCCTCTGCTTGGTATTTCTCCATCGCGTGGGTCGCCCTGGAATGTTGCTTTAGATAGCGCTGTTGCTTTTACCATATCTGCTGCTCTGTTGATTGCAGATGATAGGTTTTGTAGTGCGTCAATATCTAGTGAGTCAAGTGATGATAATATATCGTTGATTACGTTTTTGATACCACGTTTCATTGTCATTGTATCCACGTTCTCGTTTGTTGCTTTCGCTATTTCCTCACGGATTAGTTTACGTAGTGTTGATTGGTTCATAGTTGTGTGTTTAGTCTAGTTTTAATGGATTTTTCTTTATTTCGTTGAGGAAATTTACTTCTGCTCTCATCAATACCTCTCTAGTAGATTGGGAGAATGAATTGCCCCAATTTTCAGAATTTTTATATATTTTCAGTTTAAGTGTACCATCACCTTTGATTAAACGATGATACATGTGTTTAGGTATAAATATATGTTCTTTTAGTGAGGTAGGCAAATTATCGTCTAACTGGATTTGCCAATTTGTATCTTCTAGTATTTCGATGATGCGTGGTTCATTGTCGCGGTGCCACATCATCTCAATCGGGTCTACATTTTCGTTGAATTCACGAATGATATAGGTATCGGTTGTCTCTATGTCGGTATATGGTTTGCTCATTTTTGCTCGTCTACCCACCATATACAAACATATTCTGTTGGTTTGGCTGGTATTTCACCGTTTCCATGCCAGTCAATGTAGTATTGACCTTCACATAATTGTGTGGACTCGTTCCATTTAGCGCAATTGGCACACATGGCGCCTCCGTTTGGAACGGATTTTGCTGGTTGGAAACCGTCTGGGAATTGCAGATCGGGGGTAGTTTCTTCGTTTAATTGGTTGATTGCTTTACCTGCTTTCACAGCCGCATCATATGCTTTACTACCTTTGCGAGCCGGTTTTTCTCCACGTTCACGTTTAGCGTGGATGTTTGCCCACAGACCTGGTCTATTTTTAAGGGCTTCATGTATAAGTTGTTGTAGTCTGTTCATCACCAAAATCCAGTAAATGTTGTGTTAATACCCAATGACTTGGCAAAGCGGGGCAACCTACATGACCAGTATCGCGCACTTGTTTTCGGTTCACCAGTACCACATTTGTGTCGTTTAGCGAATGCTCTACGTGCCTCTGGGTTGTTGATTTTGGCCTTAAGTCCACCAGCATCACCAAATGACACCTTTTTAACACGTTTAGTTTTTGGGTCACGTACATACACGTAGTATTTCTTGCCACCTGAGCCGCCACGTTTTGGTTTGCCGATTGGTGGGTCTTTTTTGTCTGCCTCGTTTATGTTCTCTAGTTTATGTACCTCAATTGTTCTAGCGTCATCATCGTAGTCCATCTCGTATTGAGTAGTATCTAAACCATTATATATAAGTGCTCTAAATAAACGGTAACGGGCCTCGCTTAATGCTCTAAAATTAAATGAACCATATTTTGGTAATATTATTTTAACCAGTATCATACCAAATGTGTTCATGACTTTCTCGTCCTCGTATTTGCTAGGTAATCTATCGGTTGTCCATTCTTGTGTAGATGGGTTAAACCACAATAGTTTAACGCTATTCCCCAACAAAAACAATAATTTACGTTTGATACCGTGTTTGTCTGTGAATATGAATTCATTCCCTACATCACTTGATTTGATATCATCCAGTTTGTATGAATTGTCTATGTTTACTGATTCGTATATTTTACCGTAAATAAGGATGTCCTCTAGTATTGGGTGGTATGGGTTTTCATATTCAATAGGCATATCTAATGGTACTCGATTACCTTCAAACATGCCGTATTCGCCTAAATTAGTTTCGGTAAGTATTTCTTTATCTAAATCGTTTACGTGTATTGCTTCACGAACATACAAGTAACGAGCTTCTGCCCATAAATCGAGGAACGATTTTGAACCGTAACGGAACGTGTTTTCTGTGAGTGGCAATTTATTTTCCACGTGATATCGCAGATTTTCCGTCATTAGTACCGGCGCACCTAGTGACTCGTTTATTACTACACCCGGGTTACCAACATTGTCGCAATCGTGGCAACCACAGTTGCATGTATCTTTTTTTGGTGGGGTAGAGAGTGCCTCCTTGATTAGTTTGCGTAAGCGTTCCATTATTTCAAATCATTAAAATTAATCTCAGTGCTAGAACCCTTAAGTGAATCTCCATTGTATAATAAACCTTTACTAAATGATCTGAATTCAATACCATATGCTTGTCCTATATGATTGGAGAAGGCAAATACTGGTTCATCAGGTGTGTCTTTAACATCATTAACATCTGTGTAGATTAAATAGCAATTTAAAGTTAAAACACCGTTTCCAAATGTATAGTCACTGTACCCATTTTCAAATGTTTCTTTAACTACGATAGTTTTGGGTTCATCTTTACCAAATATTACTTTATCTAGTACATCCTCAGGTGTGTTGGTGATTATGACTTTGGACAATACTTGATTGGTTGTGGGGTTATATAGTTTGTATTTTCCTTTACGTTCTAATGGGTATAGCACCACATTTTCAAATTTACCAACTTCATTGTCTGAGCCAATTATTCCTACATTGTTGATGAATGATTTAAATATGTCTACACCTCCAACAGGGCGAGATTTTGAACTTTCCCATCTAACTGCGTTGCGCATTTTTAATGAAATGTTTGCAATTACCTTACCTGATGGATCGATGAGTTGAGTATCGGCTTTAGCGAATTCAGTAGCACCTGATGCAGAAGCATCTTCTGCTTGAGATATATTTGGTAATTTGATATTTTTAGATGTACTCTTAAGTATTACAGTTATTGGTCCACCATTTTCAGATATACTATTATTAATTAAATCGTTGAATGACGATTCATTTGCTTTACCTGATGATTGTGCACCTTGGCCAGAAAATGGTTTTAATATAACTTCTATACCTTCTGGTGATTTAACACCACCCTGGGATGAGCCCTTAATGTTTGGGTCAAATTCCAAACCCATACCAACCAACATTTTAATTATTGATGGTCGGGATTCATCAGTTAATATGATTATACGTTTAGATGAATCTGACAGTATATTTTCTTTAGGTATGTTTAGTTTTTGGGATATATCTAGTGCTAATTCTTGTGCTAACGGGGATAATTTTTCAAATGGGCCTTTAGCTTCATCCAAATCAATACCTAATTTACCTAACTCACTTTCCAATAATAAAACATCTTTGGGGTCAGCCATGTCTGGGTAGCCCTTTGGGAATTTATATGATATGCTATGTAGGAATTGTTCAATAACGTCCATTATGCTTCAGGTGTTTCTGGTTCGGTTGGTGGTGTTTCTTCTTTTGCTGGTTTTTCCTCTGGGAAATTAGAGAAACCATCGTTTTCCTCAGATGGTTCTTCTTTTGAACCATAACGTAATATACGCGATATAGCTTCTGCTGCGCGTTCTTCCTCTGGTAGGTTTAGTAGGTAGTATTTTTTTCCTTCTATTTGAGCGATCCAACTGCGGTTACCGTACAACAAATAAAATTCTTGATCGTTTTTTAAGTTGATACGAAATGTGGTTGGTCGTGGTGCTACCCAATCTATTGATGCAAGGAAATTAGAAAATTCGGGGGTCATCAAAGTCACCAGTGTTTGTTTAAGTTCTGGGAATTTGGTGAGTTCATCGTATTCGATTGCTTCTAGTGGGGTAACTGTTTTTGCTTGGTATACCTGTTTAGCTATGTTACGAATGCGTTCTTTTAGTTC